CAGTACCTGACGCCGTAGCGTTACGTGCTGATGTTCCTACAGCTCTGACAACTTTTAGCGCGTTGCCATAACTTAAAAATTGGGCTGCCGACAGAACGCTTTCAAACGTATCTGCATTTGGTTTTCCAAACTGATCTACTAATTCCGTTTCGCTGGTTACAGTAGTTATCTCTTCGCATGGGCCCCACTGAAATGCTCCAGTCATGGCTCCAATTGTTGATGATACCGACGGTACGACATTAGTTAAATCAATTTCTTTTACCTGTACACCAGGTGAGTATAGATCTGCCATATTTATTCCTTTGTCATGTTAATTATAAGATTTATCATAATACGAATTTTCTCAATATACTTATTTATAACAACTAAAATTTATAGGTTTCCCATCCTGCACCGAATGGATGATTACTATCTTCCTGTTGTGGCATATGCCCAACCGGTATTACTTCATCTTCCATTTGCTTTACTTTTTGCTCATATAACATATGTTTCATGTTTACATCGGTAGATTCTGCAAAGAATGGTGTAGATGTGAACCAACCAAACATCACTAAATTCATCATAAGATCATCATGTGAGTTATGATCTGCTTGGTAAGATGATCCTTTCGCTACAAATGTCGACATTTCTCGAATTGTTTCTTCATCTTTTATGATTAACTTCTTTTGTGTCATGATATCTCTTATGTTTGAGCAGCCAATCCTTTTAACTTTACTTGTCATAGTAACACCAATAGCATTCGCCTTAATCATACTCTCTACAAATACATTCTCATATTCTAAATCATAATATAAACCATTACATACCACTTGTCCTGCATCATTTGATTCAACTACTACATAACATTCATTATAATGTGTAGCATACTTGTATAACAAGTCAGGAAATAATAAAGGGCTTATCATATTATCACGGTATGTACATACTTGTACAAAGGGGTTACATGACACATCAACCACTGTAAACGTGGAATAATCTTGGCCTCTTCCACGAGATACATCGACAAACATAAGATAATTGTGCCCTTCTTCTGGTTGGTCAAAGATCTTTACATTGTTATAGTATTCCTGTGGTTCTGTAGATCTTAAAGCTAATAAGACATCAGCAGATATTAATGTGTTTCCTGTGCCGTGAAAACTATTACCGAATTCTTGGTCAAACTGGAGTTCAGATGTATTCTCAACAGTCATTTGCTTCCATGCTTCATCTCTTCCAGGTACATCCCACCAGTCTACACGAGTTGGTGTAAATTCATTTGTTCCTTGTACAGCACCTTCATATAGTTTATGATACATATTACCAATACCATTGGCTGTAGATGTGATAATAATCTTAGATGTTTTACCAGATGAGATAACTGGATATGTTGATGTATAAAATTCTGCAGCGTTATCTACAAATGCAAACTCATCGAGGTAAACAAGGTTAAGTGACATACCACGAATAGAGCTTGATGATGTGGCTGCAGCAATGATTCTGCTATTATTAGAGAATCCAATAGATCCTTTATTGAGTGCAGTACATCCTGGTTGTAAAAAGAATGGTAGATTCTCTAGCATCAGTGTAATACGTGCTAACATTTCTCTTGCAATAGCATTCTTATTTGCTAGTACACCTACAACTTGTTCCCCTTTGAATATAGCATACCATAGAAGATACGCGACCACAGCAATGGATTTACCACTCTGACGACATGCCAAAACAATATTAAATCGATGCTCAGTAAATGAGTCAAACATTTTCTCTTGATATGGGTATAGGTCAAAGGGTATTAAGCCTTTGTCGAGGTGGATTACTTTACAATACTTTTTAGCAAAATATTTAGGGTCATCTAAACATTTCTTGTATTCTTTTAATTCCTCTTTTGTCCAAGGATGTTCTACATCGGCACCCCGAACATTCGGATTGCCTAAATAGTTTGTCTCTCTCATTTCTCAAATAAGTCCGGTTCTGTTTCTATTACCTTTTCATCACGTAACATTTTTTGTAGTTCAGCTGTTGAGCCTATAAACACATTGTTATTCGTTGCTGCTTGCTGAGCAAGTGCTGTAGGTTCATCAGTTTTATCTTGTTCCTTCTTACTCTTATGAAGCTTTAAAACTTTTTCACCTATCTCAGCGTTTTGTTTAATTAATTGTCCAAGAACTTCAAATGCTCTCGGGTGCTCTGACTCACGCGCAAGCTCCATCATGAGCTCTATCGCTTCTTCACCTTGCGTGGATAAATCAAATAAATCTCTTCGGACTCTTTCGAAGTCCGAATCAATTTTACTTTTCGTGGAAGTCGATGTGAGCTTCTGGGTTTTCGTCTCCATGTTCATGGTCATCGTCATGTTCCTGTGGGTTTTCATAATATGTATTCCATAATTCTTGTACACCATATTTTGTACGGCTTTCATCTTTATTGCCACCTTCATATGGTATAGCTAAGTTCTCTTCGATAAGACTTTGGTTAGCATCTTTGCCATTAACCTCAATCGTACCAAGTACTCTTCCAAATTTACCTTTCTCCATATCTTCGGTTACTAGTGTAAATTCACCATTAGCTTCTGCCAATAGTTCTATCAATCTGTGTTTAGCAGCAAGTCCCCATGACTTCTCTGCCAAATTTCTTGTTCTACTCTCAGGTGTATCTATACCCATTAAACGGATACGATCCCGCATGAATACTGAAAAACCTAATTCTATATCTGCATCAATGGTATCTCCATCAACAACCTTTACTAATTTTGCATTAAATCTATATCCCATTACATTCTCCCTTATACGTCAGTGTCAAAAAAGTTAATCGTCTCAGTGTATGGTTCTTTAAAACCACCAGCACCGTCAGATGTTGTTGTACCTACTATCTTTTGTGTCTCAAATTTATGAGTAGTAGGATCAACATTCTCTGAATAATCAACTTCTGTCTGGAGAATTTGTTTGCTCTTACCGATACCTCTATAATAACGAATACGAGTTGAGAAAGACAAAGTATATATTATGGCTCTCCTCGTAACTAAATCACCCTCATAATCATCATTCATATCAACACTCTCTAAAACTATCGGAGTGTCGGTTGTGATATTCATACTTGGAATATCTTTTATTGTTACTGTATACTCTGGCTGAAACATTGGAAGTATCTGCTCTAATAACTGCAGAGCTTCATCTTGTGTTGAAGCCAAAAGATTTAATTCAAATCCAACTTTATAAACAGCGGGTGCACCCAACTTGTTTAATTGTAATGTGTCCCCTGTTATTACCTTTGTATAATTCTTATGTTTAGATACACGTGCATTGGCATCATATTCCATAGATGATATTTCAAATGATAATCTAGGTAGCTTTAGTGCTATCTTAGGATCACTTGTTTGTTCACCTAGACGTGCAAGAACTTTTGATCTTGGTGCATAACCTAAAGGAACTTTAATTTTTTGTAGTACTTTACCAGCCGAATCTTTCTTAACGACTTCCATATCGTTAAATATAGATCCAAAGACAGATACCATACGTCTTGTACTTTCATTATAGAAATGATTTTCGAACATTATGGATCTCCAAACGGATTAGATTCTGTAAAGTCTATAACATCATCACCAGCAACTTCAAATTCATCATTGTCAGCAAATGGATCTTGGTTATAGAATGTCTTCGTAGTACCACTCTGGTCAATTGTAATATATGTTTGTGTACCAGAATTTTTACCTATAAGTTTCTTCGTAGTGGCGGACTGAACTGAGAATGTCATAAATGTACCATCACCATTTGTGCTTTGATGTGGAGATATGATTGTTATTCTAGCTTCAGTACCTTCCCAACCAGCAACATAACCTTCAATATTAATCGGGTTACCAGATGAATCATTTGATCCAGTCCATTGTGTTACTAATTCGCCAAGCTCAAAGTTTGCAGTATTAGCAGTAACAATATAACTGTATGCTGTAGCATTATCCCATTCGATAGCATCAATCTCATCCATACCAGTATCAAAATGCTGATCATTATATTCAAATAACTCTGCGGTTAGTGTATAACTTGGAAGATCTGCTAATTGATAGAAAGGAGATTTAGGCTCTACATATTTAATCTCAAATAATCTTTGTGTCATTGTGAAATATATGAGATCACCTTCATTAGGAGATGCTTGACCATCGACAATGTTTTGACCAACAGCCTGATCCCATCTACGTTTTGTTACTACAAGGTTTGCCTGATCACGAATCTCTAAACCAAATTTACCTAATAGATTACTATCACCTTCGAATCCTTCAATATTTTCTAAATACATTTCTACTGGATAGGCTTGCGTGAATTGACTCCACTCTTCATTTAAGAGGGCGTCTTCACCTAATGATTCGCGTGGCAGATATACCACGTCTTGTCCAAATACTTTGATGCTCTCTGTAACAAGATCCTCGTATAGGTCTTGTTCAGATCTTACCGCTCCTGAAAAATATACTGATGTAGCCATTCTTTATCCCATTAAAAAGTTGTCTGGCATAGCCCAAATCAACCTGCATTCTTCTTCTAAACCTTGAATCTCCTCAATGGCGTCTTCGTATATCTGACGTCCATTCAATGTTATACCACCTGGAAGCTGGAAGTCTTGGAACTTCATTAAGTTTGCTCCCCATTGACGTTTAATCAATGCAGTAAGATATTTCTTTAAATACAAATCATTAAAAACATCGGCATATGTTCCTGGATCTATAATAGACATTACTTCAAGAACTATAAAATCACCAGCTCCTAAATCTCCATAACCTTCATCCATATGAACTCTATTCATATGTCTACTAAATCTGATATGCTCTTCACTATTTAATCTATGGTCAATCAAAGATAATTTCTGTTGTGATTGTATATATTCTTGAGTTTGAGCTCCTAAACCTTGTAACATGAAGATATCATTA